GCTTGTCCTCGACGGCGACTTTCCTTGCGATCAGCTCGGCCGCCAGACCGCCGGGGATGTCCGCCGACTGACCCGAGCAGTAGCCACGCCATGACCTGGTGAACTTCAGTTTCACGATTGTCCTACGCTCCATGCAGTTTCGGGGGCCTTGTTCGTCTTCATCCAGTCGCCCGTGTACTGGAAAACAGGCTTTCCAAGATCCTTGCCCGGCCACGTCACGACGTACTCGCCGTGGCCGATTGACACCCGTGGCGTCACGAACACTTTGTTGCCAGAGTCTCGCCACGTGCGCCAGAAGCCGATGTCAGAATCCACACGCCCGTCGCCGTAGCTGCCCTGCGGGTCGGGCTGTTCCCAAAACCAAGGCTTGTTCATTCGCTTCAGGGCAGCCGTCGAGAGAATCGTGCAGCCGAAGTGGGCCGAGTCCACCTGCTGCACAGGCTCGGCAAACCACGAGGCCGGCAAGGTGGTTGTGCCGCTCGTCGGCGGATCGTCAAGCGTGTCCAGTAGCGTGAGCATCGGGCGGCCGTCCTCACGCTTGACCTGCAGCGGCGCGAGTGCGTCGCATTGGAACGCCAGCGCCATGGCGAATAGCTGCTCAATGTCCTGTCGAGATACGAACGTGTCGTAGTCCAGAGTGATGATGTACTCGCACTGATCGACGAATTGCTCCATCATCCGCGTGAGCACCTGGCTCCAGAATGCACCCTGGCCGAGTGTGGGCCGGATGCCGAGTGGCATGAGGGCCTGAGCCCAGCCGAACAGGTTGGCCAGCGGCCCGAACCGTGGGCCAGAGAGAATCGCCTCGGCCCTGATCTCGACCTCAGTGCCGCCGACCTTGATGAGCATGCAACCTCCAGAATGAGAGCGGGCGGCCCCGTGTGGAGCCGCCCGCTCAAGATTGCACACTCGTCAAGCCGGATCACGCACCGACGAGGGCGATGACCGGTCCGGCCACCGTGTCGCTGCCGATCGTGTGGTGGGAGATGCCCACGCGAGCGATCGCACGGATCACGGTCTGATCCGACAGGAAGTTGACCTGGTCCGAGCTCTGGATCTCCAGCCCCATCCGGCTGCCGTAGATCGAGGAGTTCGCCATGTCACCGTAGAGGCACATCACCTTGCCGGTGGCATCGTCGCTGCCTGGGAGCTGGTCGGTAAACACGACCGGCGAACCGAGGAACGTGAGGCCGAGGCCCTGCGACAGGCCGACCGAACCACCCTGATTCAGGTCGAGGGCCTGCATGCAGGTGGCGAAGAAGTAGGGGCTGCAGAACCACTTGGCCCCAGAACGACTGTGCTGGGGAACCCTCGCCATCATGGCGAGCAGGTTCGCCTTCGTGACCTCGTCGGGCGTGTCGCCGGCAGCGGTCACGAGCGAGGCCGCGTAGTCGTTCGTCGCCGGGCTGGTGCCGGTGGTCTTGAGCAGACCGCCAGCGTACGAGGTGACGATACCCGCGACACCGGGAGCGTTGCTCGGGTTGCCGAGCCACGCAGCCGCCTCGACGGCGTTGCTGATGCCGAGGGCCAGCTCAGCCGCGATCCAGTCGGCGATCGACACGATCGAGTCCTGGAGCAGCTCGCTGGAGACCACCACGGCGGCGCCCAGCTTCTTGGCCGTCACGGTCACCTGGCTGGCCGAGGGATCGGCCGGGCTGATCGCGGAATTTTCCGAAATCCACCCGCCGCTCACGCCCGCGGTGCGCTTCGGGAAGAGCACCAAGTCCGACGGCATCTGAACGCTGGTGGCGTTCGACGCGAAGGCCGAGTATTGCTCGACGAGACGCAGCACGGTGCTCGACAGCACGTCGGGCACGAAGTTCGCACCGGCACCGGACGCACCACCGAGGGCACGCACCTCGACGCCGTGGTCTTCACACCACCGCTTGGCGTGAGCGTCGCCGCTCTTCGCCTTGAACCACATGCCCGCCTTGTAGGCGTCCTCGGCCTTGCCGAACGCACGCAGCCGGCCTGAGAACGGAACCGCTTCGACGCGAGCCTTCTCGCTCCGGGCCTCGGTCGCCTCGGGGGCAGGCGTGCAGCGGTCGACAACCGCCCGCAGGTTCTTGGCCGACTCGGCCACGTTCTTTTCGAAGTCGATCTTCTTGGAGAGCTTGGCGGCGTCGGCCGTCAGCGTCTCGAGCTCGAGGTCGCGCTCGGCGATCTTGTCCGCGTCGCCTTCGATGGCACGCACGGCGTCGATCCGGTTGGCGAGGGCAGCCGCCTCGTCCTGAAGCTTCTTAAGATTGTCCATGTGTCGTGAGACTCCTGCGGCGGTATTGCCGATGGAGTCCACGGTGCCACTAGGGACGGGGTACCTTGCAGAAGCGAACCGCGGAAAGTGTTGTTTTCACAAACGCCACGGCACGCGCGCCGCACCTCGGGCAGCGAAGATACCGCTGCCGCTCGTCACCGCATGGACGGCTGGAACGGCATCGCAACTTTTCGCCGCAGGTGCAACGTGCGTCAGACACGGCGAAGCCTCAGAGTCCACGCCGCAGCGGCGTCACGGACCAGCGAACGCTTCGCAACAACAGCGGCCGCAGTCTCGGGCTGCGACTGTGCGGCCAGCCACGCCTCGTAAGAACGCATGGCGACAGAAGCGGAGGTGGCGGGGTACGCGGGCACGAGTACCGGCCCCACGTCATACAGCCCGCTCACCTCGCGGATCTGCCGCACGGCCTTGCCGTCATCACCAGGGCGGAAGCCTTCGCCTGCCTTGTCGACCGTGAAGGCGAACGACGAGCCACGCACGTCGCGCCGCTGGATCAACTCCATCACGTCGGCCCGGCTCACGGGCGGCGTCACGACGTACCGCAGGCCCTTGTCATCCGACGAGAGCTCGAGCGTCCCGCTCGAGGTGCGGCCCAGCACGATGTTGCTGTCGTGGTTGAACAGGGCCACAACGTCCTGCTTGCCACGCTGGCGGGTGAGAATCCGGTCGAAGGCCCCCGGCAGGATCTCCTCGCGAAAGCCGCCCAGGTCGAGGCTCAGCCGGTTGTAGACCGCGGCGTACCCGATGATCGCGGCCCGGCCGTCGGCCCGGCTCTCGACGATCAGCTCGTTGTCGTCCTCAAAGGCGAAGTCGCGGCGTTCAATTTCCATCTGTGTCGTCCTCCTCGGATTGGTCCTCGGCATCGTCGGCTGGGCTTTCCTCTACCTCGGCCGGTGGCATGGGCTCTGCGGCCTGGTCCTCGCCCACCTTGTCCAGCGTGGTCATGTTGAGCTGCACAAAGTGCTGGTCACCCTGCGGCCCGATCGGGTTCAAGTTCTCCAGCTCGCGGATCTCGTTGACTGTCATCCAGCCGTTTTGCAGGGCCGACACGTAGTAGGCCGACCGGCTGGCGTGATCACCACGGAGCAGGCCAGAGACGCTGTGCTCGGCGAAGTACCGCTCATCCTCAACGATGAGGTCGCGGCTGATGGCAGCCTCCCACCGCTTCAGGTGAGGCAAGATGCAATGCTGGAGAAATTCCGTCCCCTGAACTTCGATATTTGAATAGGTGCTACGGTCTAACTGCTGCACCATGTGGGGTGGCACGCGAAAAATCCGGCAGCACTCGTACACGGCAAACGATCGACTCTCAAGCATCTGGGCAGCCTCGTTGCTGCTTGAAAGCTCGTGGGCCTTCACTCCGTTGGGTAGGACGGCAGTACGGAAGGCACGGTCTGGGCCTCGGTGCATCCGCTCCCACTGCTCACGCAGACGCTCCGACGCCTCGGGCGGGATCGGGTTGTCGCTCTCCAGCACGATGCCCGGCCTGGCACCGTTGCCAAAGTACGTCGCAGCGTGCGACTCCAATGCCTGCGACAGCCCGATCACATTCGAAAACAGCTTGTATGTCGGGACAGGCTTGATGCCGTCTTCGGTCGTGAACCGCAGGGCGAAGATCTGATCCTGCGAGTAGATCGTGATCTTCCCGCTGGGCTCCTTGTACCTGTACCGCAGCCGGCCATCCTCAAGCCGCTCGGCCTCCATCCGCGACGAGTGCAGCGGCCAGAGCTCGGAGATCGCACCTCGAGCACC